TTAAATTTTATCCGCGTGGTGCATCAGCACAAATTTATCCCACAACTGTTCTTCCGTCTCGACATGTTGCGGATCTTTCACAATAGTATTGGGGATCGGACACACCTTCTGGCAGGTTGGTGTCTCGTAGTGCCCTACGCATTCGGTACACTTATCGCTGTTAATCTCGTAGATATGTTCACCCATCGAAATCGCCTCATTCGGGCATTCGGGTTCACACATATCACAATTAATACAGCGTTTAGTAATTAGTAAAGACATTTCAATGGATTACCGTTAAATCATTTTAAAATCAGTAAGTTGTATCGAGTTTGTATGCTTTACTGTCATTAACTTACTGTATGTTGATCCAGTGTATTTAACCTTGATAAACTCAGTCCAGCAACACAAAACCGCAACACATTGCATTTTGTCCCGTAGAAAAGACTTGTATGTGTGAGCTTGTTTTCTGCGCCTACGCAGATAAGGATTGAGAATGCCGCGCACTGTAACACATAATCCGGATAGCCCCAATAATGACGATGTTTTAGCCGCATCTGAAAAATGGGACGCCTGTAAACCCCCCTATACCAGCGCACACATGAAAATCTGTGTTGCTGCCGCCAAAATCATCCTCGCTGCTTCCGGCGTGGCTCGCCGTTCCAAATACGAAAAAGAGAACTATCTCCGTATCGATTTCAGCAAAGCCGGTAAGGTTACATTTTACGCCGAGTTTCCAAAAAAGATGGGCCTCAAGGGTAAAAAGCTCGGCGAGTGGCCGGAGCTCGCTATCCAGCTGGCGCGCGAAAAAGCGCTAGGTATGGCTGACGGTGGCCTGCGGGCAGAGTCCGTACATGCAGCGCTGGAAATGTACCGGGATGACCTCAAAGCCAAAGTCGCCCGGCAGAAGCTGAGCCCGGACAGTTTCACAACCTACGGGGTGCGTATCGACCGGATTAAAGCCACGTTCGGCGAGCGCGAGGTGTTCAGCGACGTAACATACAATCGGCTGGTGGAAGTGCTGGACGAGTGGATCGCCACTCGCTCGAACAATAACGCCCTGGAGTTGTTTGCCGAGCTCCGTCGGTTCTGGAAGTTCTGCGCACCTACTCTTTGCAATGGCCGCAATGTTGCCGCCAGTCTGCCAGATGATTATGTTTCCTCCCGCGTACAGAAACCCACCCCCACACGGCTTTTTACCGATATTGAATCAATCGCCCGACTCTGGCTCAATGTTGCTGCCTGCACCTCTGTACACCAGAAGAATGCTGTTCGCTTCATGATCATCACTGGTGTTCGTCCGATTAATGTCCATAACCTGCGCTGGGATTACGTTCACGAGGAGGCTGGTGAAATTGTTTATCCGGAAGGGGTTATCGGCATGCGAGGGGCTATGAAAACACAAAAGGCTTTCCGCCTGCCGATAACGCCTGAGATCCGGCGGATTATCGACGAGCAGAAAGCCTGGCGTGATTCAGTTCCTGAGTGCAACAGGGATTATGTATTTTTGCAGCCACGTGATCCAATGCAGCCATTTTCAAAACGATCACTGGATAAGCTGGTGAAAACATACAGCCCGGACGGGGCTGTAAAAGGAATAAAACATGATGGGACTGTTAAAGGGAAAGACGGTGCATTTAATACGATGTGCCGTAAATTCCTTAAGAGCAATGTTATTGCCTTGATGAAGGAAAGAGGCTATTCCCGCTCAGACCGAAGGGAAATCAGCCTCCTTTGCCTTCACCACTCCAGCAAGTCAGATGACCCGATGGCAGAACATTACGACTTTTCTGATGAGATTTTACAGGAAGAGATTGCGTTGAAGCGCGAAGCTTTCGAGGCTCACGAGCGGAGCATACTTGCGCAGGTGGCATTGCTACGGCGGCGAGGTTAATACTGGCTGCGACATTTTTGAATAAAAGCGTCGACATTTCGGCGCTCATAACGAACTACTTTTGCACTGAAACGAATTGGTGCCAGGATAGCCCGATGACGATGCTTAATATTCCACTCACATAGCGTTTTCTGTGTAATACCTAACTTTTGGCATACTTCATCCGGGGTGAGTAAATCGTCGGGTTTCTCGCTCATGCTATACCTCTCTTTTTCATGGCATCGAGCAGGATGTCCTGCACTGTTCGTTTTGAGTTGCGCCGCTCCATCACCATTTCGTCCATAGTGTCGGCAGCAATAATGTGGTGAATAAATACCGGACGATTGTGTCCGGCCTGTATCTGTCTGGTTGGGCCGATACGTTCAATAATTTGCTGATACTGCTCCAGGTCCCACCAATGTGAGAAAAATACCAGTATGTTTCCGCCGTCCTGCATGTTCAGACCGTGGCCCGCGCTGGCTGGGTGTGCAAAGAGAACAGGAATCTTTCCGGAATTCCAGTCACGTAGTGTCTGTGGATCCTGGTCGAGGTGACGACCGCGAGGAAATGCTTTAAGCAAGCGTTCAAGATCGTGTTTCCAGTGATAAGCAACCAGCACAGGTGCGCCAGCTGCTTCGGTCAGTATGCTGTCCAGCGCCTGTAGTTTGGTGTCATGCAGTTCTGACCAACTTCCGGTGTCATCTGTGTATACTGCGCCGCTGGCGATTTGCAGACACTTCAGTGTCTTTGCCGCGGCGTTCGGTGCTTCTATGCCTTCGCCATTCAGCTCGAGGAACATTTCCTTTTCCATTTCACGATACTGCTGACGGGCCTTCGGCGGCATATCCACGCGGATTACGTTATGGATGGGGTCTTTGATATCGAACCAGTCGGTCGCATCCAGCGAGAGGGTCACATCGGCTAACGCTCGCTGTATTTCACCCTGTGAGTGAGCAAAAGGCTCCAGTTTGGTCCAGCTCTGCCCCGGAAACTGTATCGATTTGAACCAGCGTGAGGTAAACGCGCCGTAAGTGCGCCCGAGACGTTGCCCCAGGTCCACAAACCACGATTGTCCCCACAAATCTACCAGGCCGTTCGGTGCTGGCGTACCGGTGAGATTTATCCAGCGCCGGACATACTTGTGCGCCACTTTGCCCAGCGCCGCCGCGCGCTTACCACCACCTCGCAGCCGGAAGGATTTTAGCCGGGTGCTTTCATCCGGAATGACAGTACCGAACGGCCATCGTTCTCCCAATTCTTCAACCAGCCAGACAAGGTTATCGTAGTTGATGGTGAACACGCTTGCGTTGCTGTTCGCCAGCGCCGTAGAGCGCGCTTTGACATTACCAACAATCGGCTGTACCTCGATATTGCGCAGATGCTTCCATTTCAGCGCTTCATCCGGCCATGTGCTTGCTGCAACGCGTAGCGGCGCGAGGACCAGTGCGGGGCGTGTTTCTGCCCCTGCCATAAAGAGATCTTCCAGCGTAGTGAGCGTTGCCACGGTTTTACCCATCCCCATCCCTGCCCAGATGTTGCCGCGCAGGGTCTCGATTTGATGATTGATGATGAGATCTTGGTAGGGACGTGGTTTAAAAGTTATCATGAAGAAAATCCCTGATTAGAAAGGTGCTCTTGAACATCATGAATGTAAAAGATTTATCAATTACAACGGTTCTCTTGGCCGCCCTTTATTTTATGGCTTTTTCTTTTTACAAAGGATACAGCTCATTTTATGGATTCCCTGTAAGTTTTATTTCTATTGGGATTGAGGAAATAGTTAAGTTTTCTGTTATTGCATTAGGACTTTTGTGCACCTTAGTCGCTTTGCTGCATATTGATACTGAAGAGAAGAATATTCCATGGGGGGTGTATTTATTTTTCTTCATTTTGGCCTCTTTGCTTTCATACTGGACAATGTATTTATATGGCGGTAGCTCATACCTTTATGAAAAATCCATAAGGGATGTGGCTACCCAAGCAATACTATTGGGATTTATTAGCCCTATCAGTGTCAGGGCAGTATCTGTTTTTATTAGGAATGAATTTAGAATAAAAAACAAAACTCATGGGGTTATGTTTTTTATATCCATAGCAATGCTTCCTTCAGTCCTTGGGTGGGCATGGGCATACTTATCAGATGAGCCTCTTTTTTATTCTAAAAAATATGATGCTTATATTATCGAAAGCTATAACGGAAAATTTGTCTTGGGGAACTGTAAAAAAAAATAGCTCTGAATTTATGAGTGTCGAAGGAATTGAGGGGAAATTAATTCCTGTAAGCATAAAAGAAACACAACAACTAAAAGTATGTTTTTTAAAAGCTTCTAAGCTCAAGAAAAATCGCTCAGAATGATTGTCTCACAATATCCCCTCTAAATTTTTGCTATCCAGTACTACCACGGTAAAGCCCAGCTTTCGCAGACGTTCATGCTCGCGCAACTGGTCAGGCCGTGGTGGTTTGCCGGGGGATTTACATTCAACGAAAACGATACGACCACCGGGTAGCAGGACAATGCGATCCGGTACCGAGCGGTGACCGGGAGATACAAACTTAAAGGCCACTCCGCCAGCTTTTTTCACTTCAGCGACGAGGTGCTTTTCGATAAGGCTTTCACGTTCATAGGCCATCTGAATCCCACTCTTCAAAAAGCACATTCAATTCCAGTTTCTCTGCCAACGCGTTTTCTGCACGTGCGCCGGCAGAGTACTCCCACTCTTTGAGCATATAAATCGTATCGGCACAGCGAAGCATTGCGAGGCAGATGTCCATGTACTGAGCCTGTGTCAAACCATCGGGTAAAGTTGCGGGGTTAAGCACAACATATCCCTTGTCCGTTAGCCTCTTTGCTGCGGAATGAAAAGCCGGGCGGTTAAATTGCTCGTAACCGCTCATCGGCCCGGCAACGTAAACGATCATTCTTCGACCACCTTACGCTTTTCACGCATATTCTGCATCAGGCAAAAATCAGATCTGCGTTCACTCCATTCCTGATTCAATTCGTGATGTGATTCGCGGTTGGCTTTTGCCCAGACCTTCGCTGCCCGGTCATATTCGCCGGATTGTTCAAGTCGCAAAGCCTCCCTTGCGGCCCTGTAATAAAGTGGATTGTCCCGGTATTTAAATGACATAGGAGTTAATCCTTACGGTAGTGGTACGCCTCAAAACCGCCAGCGTTCAGTGGGATATCGGGTGCCCATTCGGGGTTAGTGGAGAGAAGCGCGGAAAGCGCTTTATCGTTGAAATCTTCTGTGTCAGGTGCTTCGGTGATCACCTCGTCGTGTACCGTCAACACAATGCTGTAACCGGCATCTTCGATAAGCGGCATGTTTCCGGCCAGAACGTCGCGGGCGGCTGCCTGGGTGACGTTCTCCACCAGCTTTCCGCCGTAGGTTTTGAGTCGTTGCCATTTACGCGAATAAGAGTTAACACCCATGTAGGTGATATTTCCTTTTTCGATAACCGGAGACGGGTAGCATACAGCGCGTCCGGATGGTAGCTGTATGCGCAGCCACGCGCCATCACGTCGGATTTTAAGATAGCCGCAATACAATGTTTTTTGCGGTGTGGCGATTGCTGTGCGGACGGTGCGCTCCAGTTCGTACCAGAAATCGCAGGTCGCCGGGTGCGCCCTGCGCCAGAGACGTTTAAGTGAGTCGCAGGCGATAAATACCCGTTCAGAAAGCCCGTAGGTTGACTTGCGTTTAACCGATTCGTCGTACCAGCTTTTCGCCTCGCGGATAACATCGCGGGGAATGTTTGGTAGTGCGGCGTTCGCCAGCTCGTCGAGATCGAGACCGTAAACCAGTGCAAAAGTGATGAAGGCCGACACACCACCACCATAACCCAGACCGAGTTCCATGACTTTACCGATCTGACGCATGTGTTTATCAACATCATCTGGTGCAATATCGAAAGCTTTTGCATACGCCAGTTTATATAAGTCCGGACCCGTTCCGGCGTCGTACTCTCTGAATGCATTCAGTTTCCATTCTTCTCCCGCCAGCCATGCCAGCATACGGCCTTCAATGTTCGACAAGTCACTTACCACCAGCTTTTTGCCTGTTGGCGCGATAATGCAGCCACGTAACGCTGAACTGGTTAGTTCCATGATATTGTCAAACAGCAGGTCTGCACATCCGGCTTTCAGTGCTTCGATGCCTTCGTCTATTTGTTCCTGTTTTAGTGAAGGGCGGGGAAGGTTCTGGGGCTGGAATAGCCGTCCGGCCCAACGACCGGTACGTGACGCCCCGCAGAACTGTAGCGTACCGCGTAAGCGCCCGTCGTGGCTTACGCCTTTCATCAGTGCCTTGTATTTACTGGTGCTGGTAGTACTGGCCTGCAGGCGGATAGCCAGCAGTTCTTTCACGGCAGATGGTAAATCGGGGTCGGCAATACGACGTTCCAGAGTACTGCGTTGCATGTCTGGTAGCTCCACACCGTAGGATTCAACAATGTGCTTAATCAACGCGTCTCGTTGTGTGGCTGCCTGCACTTCGCCATCAGTCATTTCCTGTGTACGCTTTGCCAGGCGCTTTTGTTCCTGGTCTACCGCTTCGATCGCAGCGCGTGCGAGTTGCATGTCCATGCAGACGCCCCGGTCATTGATCTGCTGATCACGATGCCAGAGCGCCAGTTCTGTCCCCTGATAATTCCACTTCGGCAGACGTTTATAGACTTCGCGCATTGCCTCGATATCCAGTCCGGCGTAAGCAACAAAGCGCCGCCATTCTTCCGGGTGGGTTTTACTGGTGGCCCGACGCAGTTTGCTGTTTTTCGGGCGTGGCTTACAGAACAGCTGGATCAGCGCTTTACCTTCTTTGTCCTTCGCTTTGTCTTGCGGGACGCCTAGTACTTCGCAGAGTTCCCCCAGAGACCCCGGGAGACCGTGCGCCAGCGCCTGCACCATCGTGTCGCGCCAACGTTCGACTGGCGGTGCCAGTCGCGGCATTGCATAACGCAGAACGGTGCGGTCGAAGTGAGAGTTATGGAAATAAAGCAGGGTTTCAGGGTCTGCGATTGCTTCGTATAAGCCGTGTGGAATACCACCACCGGCAGTGATATCCCACACGTTTACTGGCCCGTCGTTGATAGCCCATGCGAAAAGCATCACTTCAACGCCTTCGGCATACGCATGGGTACCGTTGTTGATCGGAATGTCACAATAGGTTTCCAGGTCGCCCCATAGTATATTGGACATAAAATATCCTCATATGGTATATGGTTAAATGCTAGATATCATGAATTAAAGGAGACAACTAATGACTGTGGGTAATAAGAGACAGCCTAATGGATTACCTGAATATTATTGTCACCGTGGTAACGACATAAAAGATGCGATAGTTCGGGATTTTATTATTCAGCCTGTTGCACACCTGAAACTTATTACTGGACAAACTAAAACCAGTTATTCCGGTTATCCGTTAACCGATCAGTACTATTGTTTTTCATTTAAAAAACGCTCTGATGAAAATTGTACAGGGGCTTTTTTCTGTGGTAGAGATGTTGCAAAGGATTTCATTCGGCGTATCGGTTGTACAGAGCTGCCGTTATTTAATCCTATGAAATCGGATACCAGTGCAGCAATAGAACGTTCCGGTTCTGGCTCAGGTAGTTCTGGTATTACTGTCAAGCCAAATGCTGACAAAAAGCTATTTATAGACGCAGCTCGTCTGTTAATGACGCTGTGGGATTCAACAAGTAAGGGACAAACCCCACTGGCGTCGGTTCTTAATGAAGCAATTTCTGGTGGTATAGATAAACCTCCAGAAATTAGACATGTAGTGGCGGTTAATACAATGTTGGGTAACACAAAAAATACTTTAACTGGTTTGCTGGATAAAGCAAGAGCGAAGTATCCTGATGTGTTATTCAGAGATTTTGATTTCACGCCTCTTAACGAGATTGTAAAACGTTCAAAATCATATAATAAGCATCCCCCTTGTTATTGAGTATCAGACACTGTATTGGTAGGAAGGCCTATCATTTCATTTAATGTCTCTCGATGTACTGCTGGTGCTAAAGGGACTGGCGGTGCGTCTGTTGGAAGCAGTTCTTTAGCTTCGGGCCATACATCCAGTAATCGTTTTACTGTCCGAACTTTATTTAGAGCCGCGCTGACGTTCTGTATGATTTCGGTTTCATCACTTTTAATTTGTGTGTAGAGAGCATCAAAGCTATAAAACTCCGTTACCAGAGGATCTTCGCCAAGTAGAGTAAATTCTGCAGGTGCTATTTTATTAATATGCTCGGGGGCTCCTGATTCATAACCTCTGTAGTTGCCATTGAAATAAATGTTTGCTCTGGCTCCAGCCAGATTGAGATATATGCAGCAATCTTTTCGAATTAAAGAACTATTGGTTTTTAATGAATCAGGGATTTTTGTTACCATGGATTCAATCTTTTTTATATTTTTTAATATTTCAGCTTCTTTCTCTACGCCCCCGATAGCTGCAAGCCGAACACGTTCGGCCCATTCAACACGAGCAGCTCGTAGTGCTGATTTACGTTTGGGGATACCCGCTTTCTCAAGTGCGTTATTGATGATTTGAGTTTTAAGGTGATTAGTTAATACGGGCTGTGACATTATTCTTTCCCTCATGAGATACCCCAGCACGTAGCTGGGGGATGAATATTTTTAAATTAGTGCTTCAGCATCAGCACCTTCGCTGATATCGTCGAAATCGTCAGCGCTTGCCACTCCGCCGCCAGCGAATGCATCGCCGTCTCGCAGGAACTGGACTCCTCCGAGTGAGGCATTAATGCGTTTACCGAAATTATTGTCCTGTGCCCAGATATCGATAACGGCGTTTACATAGCACCCTGCATAGGGACGTCCATCAGCCTGAATTAGTGGCGAACGATCGCGATCAAGAACAGCTGGGCGCGCTTTGTTAGCAGCGTTCAGGAAGAAATTGCCGGGAAAGCCTTCATACTCTGCTTTTTCATCACCATCATGCAGGCACAGATTGAGTTTTTTCTCCAGCTGGTTATAAATGGACTCCCACTTCTCCCCCCATTTTTCCTTCGCTACCTGCTTCATAGCTTTACGGATTTCTTCCAGTTGTGGGTGTTTGGGTGACATTAAAAATACTGCGGAGAAACGTGGATCGCCTTCGCCGTTTACTGTTTTAGCTTCAAACAGAGACGGGAAGGCCAGACGAACATTGTTCAGCTTCAGTTTCATGGGTATTTCCTTAAATCAGATGAGGTCTGCGGTTAGCGTATCGTCGGATACGTCGTCGAAATCATTTACAGGGTTGATATTGAGTGCGGGGCGTGGGTCTGACTCGGGAACGACGGTGGGTTTACCATCAGCTCGTGTTATCAGTGCCTCGACTTTTGACCAACGGCGCGGACTGGCCTTTTTGATAAGTTTTTCGGCTTTTGTGGGACTAATAAGTTTAAAGTCGAATACTTCTTCAGTTTTGTACCTGAACTGGTCCTTCAGAAGTGCGCGAGCTGCCTCTTCATCAATCCAGGCCCGGTTACCTTGTTTTCCTGTTACCAGTTTAAACCCCGGTACCGGATGTCCGGCATTGAGTTCATTGTGAACCCGGTCTCGTACTGCCTTTAGCCAGGATTCAATAAAGTCGGCCTGGCTATAGATCTCCGCAAGCTGCTCAATGGTTAACAGAGGTACACGTGCACTGGCATTGGTGATTATTTCGCTGACAGGCTTTGTCAGATCTTCAAAATCGCTGGCCGCTGTTTGTAAATGCTGCATTTTCTGGGCAGTGCAAATAGCTTTTGCTTTACAGAAGCGGCACTGTTTTTCTCCAGGTATGAAGTTTTCCAGCGGTAGTGTCTCAATGCCTTCGCATTCAGCAATATTGAGAACAAGGATCGCACTGGTTGCGGCCTCCTGTGCCCGTTCACCGAAAGACTGAAGTTCCTGTACGGTTAACGACCATTCTGAAACGTGGTTGAGCCTTGGCTGGTGAATAAATAATCTTACAGTCTCAAAGTCATACAGCATGCTGAATTGTTCGAGCGCACCCAGAGCATACAGTTGTAGTTGCTCATTTTGTTCTGCATCAATGCGGACGCCTTTGCCATATTTCAGGTCGTGGATTTGTAATTCGTTACCCGCGATGATTATGCCGTCGGCAGTTCCGAAAGATTCTTCCACACCCGTTATATGTGAGAAATCAACACGTTGTTCAACCAATAGTTCATTATTCTGTGCAAGAGTCCAGACCGTATCAACATACCGGCCAACGGCTTCGACCATTTCATCATCCACCTGTGGGCCAGATGTATCATCAGGATTTTCGCGAAGGGGGTATGAGCCGAGAAACATAGAAACATTGCATCCGGCGTAGTGTTCCGGATGGCTTTGCCTGTTTCGTAGAACTTTTTCAGCAAGCGCGTGCGCTGCAGTGCCCTCGATTGCAAAAGTTGTTTCTTTATCCGGTTGTGTAGCCTCCAGCGCCAGACTTCCTGGGCAGCGCATCCATCGATGCGCTGATGATGGAGAAAGTTGTGCATGAACGTCTGGCATGATTAACCCTCCAGTGCTTTTTCAGCCAGGGTGATTACTTCAGCGAGATTTTCATCCGTTACTTCACCAAGTTTCCTGGCTCCCTGTTTTTCCAGAATTGCAATAGCTTCTGCCCGGTAACCCCCTTTTGCTAACTGGAGGATCAACCCTTCAGCTTGTTTGCGTAGTGCCGCGAAATCAATTGTATGGTCATCTTTGGCGTCATTATTCTGGCTGGAATTTGCTGCGTCTCTGCGTGCAAATTCTTCCTGCAGCTGAAGGTACTCAACACGGTTGATCTCGATATGGCCTTTTTTCAGCATCTCGTTCAACTTGCGTAAGGTGTGGAGTTCACTGGCTGCTGTGCCGGATACATTTTTGACGTAAAACGGCCCCGTGCGTTCTCCATCTTTGTTACTGGCCTTTTTCGGCTTAACTTCATCACGCCCATCCGCAGGTGCATCAAGTAGCTGCTCGGCAAAAGCACGCCGCTCGCCGATGGTTGGCAGGTCGTCCCAGAACTTAAGGATGTTACGGGACAGGTCCAGGAGAGCTGGTTTAAGCAGCGCCCTGGCTCGTTTGACGCCCTGCAATGCGCTGTCGAGAGCATCAATCTGAACTACTCGTTTATCGCCTTCAGCATCACGGTAGGCAACAGCACGTTGCAGCATGTCTTCTGTGATAGGGGTGGCTACCGGGTAGAAACCAGCCAGTGCGATAACGTCGCTGAACTCCAGATCATCCAGTGTCATTGCCGCTGACATATTTTCAGTTTCAGTTGCTGTATCCCGACATTCCTGCACTCGTGAAATCGTGTCAGGATGCATAACAATACCTGATGCCATTGTGCGGATAAGACGTTCAAGCAGCGCATTATGTTGTGCCAGAAGTTGATTATTAAGTTCGAGACTGGTTTCTAAACTCATACTGTGGTCCTCGCTACAAGGAGAATGAAAGTGATGATCAGACCGAGCGCAGTGGCAACGGCCAGACCGGTCATCAAATCGAAGTTTTTACGGCGATAACGGAGAACATCGCGCCCCGTCAGTCGATGGAGGTATTCAGGTTTCATCGGTTGTATTCCTTTTTTCATATCGGGGAGCACGCTGTTGCGAGTGCGCTTTCAGACATAAAAAAGCCCGTCACTTGAGGCGGGCAAAGGCTACACACAGCAATTACTTGGATGTCAGCGAATGCCTGCTTTTAACCACGTCAGACGAGATGGCTCTCTCTGTACCCCTACAGCGAGAATTCGGCTAATATCTCTTTACCCCTATAGTTTTAGAGAGAATTAAGATGTCTGAAGAAAAAGGACTTGTACGGCGTATAACTGAGGCGGCCACTAGTGCTGGTGGTGCTTTGAAAGGTGCTGTTGATTTAGCAAAAGAAGTTAATGCGTTGCAGGTGGATTACAATGTTAAAAGTAAAACTATCGATCTACTTGATAAACTAATTGATGCGCGTACTGGACAATTCGCACTAACGGAGCTTTTGAACGAAGCTAAACAGCGCATTGTTGAACTCGAATCCCTTCTGGAAAAGAAACAGGATTGGGATAGTGAGAAAATGAACTATGAAATGTACCACCCGATTACCAATACGGTGGTCTATGTACTGAAGCCTACTGACGATCCTGAGTTCAAGCCTCATTATCTTTGTACTACATGCTATGAGTCGGGTATGAAGTCTATACTTCAATACCATACTTCTAATGCCGCTTATAAAATTCTCAAGTGTCATAAATGCTCCGCTGAATATAAATTTCCCCGAAATATAGAAGTCAGTGGCAAAACTCCTGCACCGTTACAACCTGCCAGATGATTAGCAGTTCTCTTTGGTGGTGGTGTAGTGGTAGATGCTGAACTTCGGATTGACTCAATGGACTGATCTTCACCCCACCCCAAAAGGAACTAAGCGCCCCATCGTCGGGGCGTTTCAACTTGCGTGACTTATCAGTTTGTCGCGGTGTTGTCCTCTACGCTTACCGTACGCATACGGACTCGGCGCTTACCTCGATCCCATCGGGTGCTATTTCGTTTTGCCAGGAGTACTGCGGCTTACCTGTCACGCGGTTCAGTTTGTTAAAGAGCCAGTATTAAAAAACGCATTAATTATGCGATATCGTATTTATATGCGTTATGGGATTTTGTGTCAATACGAAAATGAATTATTTTGCAAATAAGAAAACCGCCCTTGTGGAGAGCGGTTTGATCAGAAGTAAGTTATCAGACTGTAAAGGTTAGTACATACGTAGCGCGGATTTGGCGATCCCCGCCACGTAATGGATTTTTTCAATGTTTTCGCGTGGTACTCTGACTGGTGGATGATCTTCATTTACAGACATTAGATGGAACAGGCCATCGCGTTCGAACAAGAAGGTTTTAACCATGACCTCACCTTCCCGGGTAACCACAAGTACTTCATCACCAGGAGTGTAGTCGTGGTTGGGTTCGACGATTACGAACTCCCCCTCTTTGATTCTAGGCATCATTGAATCACCAACACATTTCAGGGCGTATGCATCTTCATCCTTTGTCGGCCAGTATATGAAACCATCACTGCTACCTACTGAATATTGGGTGTCGCTCCAAAGTCCTCCAACGCCTAGCTGAGTGTTTCCCAAAACAGGTACTTTATTAAACCTAAGAGAAATATACGTTTTTATACCTGTCGCGTCCTCTTTCTCCATTTCTTGAAGGCTCCTTTCTGCCAAGTCTATTGGTGACACGTGGAAGTAGTCGGCGATCTGCTTTAACGTTGCGTATTTCGGATCTTTCACCTCTCCTGATACCAGCCTGTGTAGCGTTGGTTGGTTCAGCTGTAACCGACGTGCCAGCTCAGTTATCGAGCTTATCTTGGCTTTGTCCATCAGGTACTTGATGTTTTGAGAAAGGATATCGGTAGTATCAATCATTTGGATTCATCCATGTTGTATACAGGGACGGTGATTATGCGTTATCGGATATTTTAATCTAGGATGACATAGAATTGCTGTATTGCTGAGTAATCCGTTTTCGTATAAATTTGCGCTATAGACGAAAGTGGAGACTTAAATATGTCCGGACTAACACCACAAGAGATGGTCAAAAGCTTGATTGATTCAGGGTATACCCAAAACCAAATTGCCGAAATTGCAGGCGTGAAGCAGTCTTCTATTAGTCGGCTTCTTACCGGGGTTCATTCTGACCCTCGCTTTTCTACAGTACGTGCGATAGAAAAACTTTTTCAGGAAGTGACAGCTAGACAAAAGGTGTAACCCATGTCCGATAGCAAACCATGGGGAGCTACGCCTGATGAGTGGTTTCATTTCGACCTGGTATTGGGGCGGACTGCTCATCTTCTCCCAGTTGTATGTAACCCCAGTGCGACCATATCCCCTGATAGTAAATTGAAAGCGTTGGGTAAGACGCCGAGTCGCTATAACCGGGACCGCCAGGTCACAGGTATTGCTCAATGGACCGGGCATGTTGTTACTGAGCATGATTTTGCCCGCTGGTCGAATGAACCGGATTATGGCATCTGCGTGCGTACAGGCCATGGCTGGCTGGCGCTGGACTGCGATAGCGAAGATGAAGACATTCAGGCAGATATTCGCAAAACACTTGTGCAACTTCTGGGTGAGTCGCCGCCGCGACGCTGGCGAGCAAACAGTAATAAGTGTCTGTATCTGCTGGCCGTTGATGGTGATTTCCGTAAGCGTATCCATCGCCTGGCGGGGGATATGGGCATTATCGAGTTGCTGGCGAACGGGCAGCAGTTCGTTGCCTGTGGTACGCACAGCAGCGGCGCGCGTATTGAATGGGACGGTGGTTTGCCGGATGAACCTCCGGCTATTACAGGTGAGCAGCTTGAAACGCTGTGGCAGCGCCTGGCTGAACAACTCCCTGTGTCGGTAACCACCGAAGCGGGCAACACGAAGATGCGCGACCGTTCAGCATTCACGCCCGGCGCGACGGATGATACAGCTGAATATCTTGATGCCAATGGCTGGACGCTGCTGGATGGCGCAAACGGTGAACGATATATCCGCTGTCCGTTTGAAGACGGCCACAGTAGCGGAGGCGATCCAACAAGCACAGTTTATTTTCCTGCGGGAACCGCAGGCTTTGAGCAGGGGCATTTTAAATGCCTGCATGCCAGTTGCGCGCATCGTGATGACGGAGATTTCCTGAATGCCATCGGGATCCGCAACGACGATTTCGAAGATCTGACCAGCATCGAAGTGGCGGAACCTTTACCGCTGCCTGCTTTCGAGCGTGATAAATGGGGGCGTATCGAGGCAACCATCAGCAATGCAGCCAAAGCAGTAGTACGCTCTGATTTTGTGGACATCGATATTCGCTTTGACCAGTTCCGCGACGAAATCATGTTTGCCCCGGCAGGATCCGGACAATGGCGGGCATTCACCGATGCGGATTATGCGCGCCTGCGCATCACGATGGAAAAGCGGGGATTTAAACCTGTTGGCCGTGAACTTATTCGCGATGTGGTGTTACTTGCAGCCGATGAACAACCATTCGATTCAGCGATCACCTGGCTGAACGGACTGGAGTGGGATGGCGTGCCGCGCATCGAATGTTTCTACCATACGCACTTCGGTACCGCCGACACGCCTTATACCCGTGCGGTGTCTATGTACATGTGGACCGCGTTGGCGGGGCGAGTACTGGAGCCAGGCATCAAAGCGGATATGGTGCCGATCCTCGTTGGTCCGCAGGGCTGCGGTAAGTCTTCCGGAGTGGAGGCACTGAGCCCTGATCCTGCGTTTTTTACTGAAATCTCTTTTGCCGAAAAAGACGATGATCTCGCTCGAAAAATGCGTGGTCGGCTGGTGGCAGAGATTGGTGAACTGCGCGGACTTAATACCAAAGAGCTGGAGTCAATCAAAGCGTTTGTGACGCGTACTCACGAAAACTGGATCCCGAAATACCGGGAGTTCGCCACCCAGTTTCCTCGTCGCCTGGTGTTCGTTGGTACCACTAATGAGGACGAATTCCTTGCGGACAAGACTGGTAACCGTCGCTGGCTCCCCGTGGAAGTGTCGAAAGTCGACGTGAAAGCGATAAAAAGAGATCTCCTTTTACTTTGGGCTGAGGCTCGTGAGGTGTTTCAGCGTCTGGGGGGTATCCAGTTCCGTGAGGCTGAACAACTGGCAGCGAGTGTCCATGAACAGTACACCATCAAGGATGCTTGGCTTGAAACGGTAGAGAAATGGCTCGACACGCCCGACCTGATGACTAATGAACTTCCGCGAAATTGCGAATTTTTACGCGCAAGTGATGTTTTGCGTGATGCGATTGGGCTAAATCCTGACCGCATCGGAAAACGCGAAGAAATGCGAATTAGTAATGTTTTGCAAAATTGCGGGTATAAGCGTGCCCAAAGGCGAATTGGGGGGAAAAAATGCAAGGTTTGGGAACCGCTGGAACCACGCGGAACCACCTAGAAGAGAAGGTGGTTCCACCTTGCAGACCTTGTGGCAAGCGGGGCGGAACTACTGGAACCACTGGAACCGCCTTTCTACTAGAAACCCCATATATATATAAGTCGATTGAGGGAAAGGTTAGGAAAAGGTGGTTCCAGGTGGGGGCAGGTGGTTCCACTCCGAATTAGCAACTTTTTGCATGTTGATACATGCAATATGCGGATCGGAACTGCGTTATCCACACCCACGGATAAACAGACGTGGTTCTCAGAAAATTTTTTCGTAGCAAAACGTAGAGGTCAGAGCTATGCGTAATATTCAACAGGTTTTAGAGCGCTGGGGTGGCTGGGCAGCGAGTGAAGGTGGTAGCGTCTACTTTCCTCCTGTTGCAGCCGGGTTTAAGAATCTGCTACCCGCGACGCAGTCTGGAAGGCTGAAATGCAGTGACAATGACGGTCTTATCATCAACTCCGCTATGAGCTGCCTGAAGAAAAAAGATCCGTATCTGTGCACGCTCCTTGAGTGGCATTACGTCCAGGCCATGCCCGTGCGGGCGATGGGTGAGAAGCTCGGCGTATCTCACACCCACGTTCTGAAGAGGCTTCAGGCGGCAGAGGGATTTATTGACGGTTGCTTAGCCATGCTGGATGTGGTGCTCGAAATGGATCAGTCGGTTCAGTCAAAGCCTCAGGCTATCAGGACTTTGCGTAGGAGCTGCTCGGCGGCATAATATCCAGCAATCAATCACGTAAGGGAACCAGATGGCTCTGATCAGCGTTCGCAACAGATTTGAAAGCTTCATGGAACAGAGGTACCCAGACCTGTCGTTGCAGGTCAAAGGTAATATTAGCGCATCAATGAAGGCTCAACTTGGCATCAGGATTGAACGAGAATTGTACAGTGAAGATGTTACTTACTGTGATTCAGCAGTTCAGTTGATGTGGACACTCTTTCAGGCAGGTGTTCTGGCCGAACGAAGAGCTACCAGCGTTACGCTTCCTGCGCTGAAGGCAAAGCCGGATAGCTTCTACGATGCGGGTTATAACGAAGGTATTCAGGACTGTCGTAAACATCTGACGGCATCAGGCATCAAGGTAAGATAAAAAATAGTTGTGGAATTCCAAAAAGCCGATTAGCCTGATATCCGTTGAAAACAGTTCATCACGAAGAGGCTTCCGCAAGGGGGCCTTTTTTATTGCCCCATTCTGGGGAAAAGTTAATAAAACAGGGCTTTCGCTGCGAAAAAACGCTATGCAGTTTTTGCCCTTTTTTATGCACCTTTTATTCACTCGAATTTCGTCATTCTGGACCACTTAAGTTGATTAAATAGGCCTTTCATCGCAAATCTATTGCGAGCGGTGATCGTGTGGTTCCTATAACATACATTATGTTAAATAACTTCCTTTTTTAACAAATTTAACAAGGTTCGCTATGGCGAACTTTTTTTGTATTCAGGGCCCACCGAAGGACGGCTCATAACCCAATCCTACGGGCGTATACGCAGGGCCCGCCTTTCAACAACACCCCGTAATGGCGGAGGTGGGAAGTATGAAAATGCACAATGCTCCTCATTCCTGGCCTGACTTACTGGAACTCTTACAAAGTTGGTGGCGTGGAGATACGCCGTTGGGCGCAGTGGTTATGTCAATTGTTATGGCTGGCTTGCGCATTGCCTATTTTGGCGGTGGCGGCGGCTGGAAACGAAAAACGCTTGAGATTTTGCTCTGTGGTGCTCTGACGCTGACCTTTGCATCCGCTCTTGAGTATGTTGGATGGCCTAAATCGCTTTCTGTTGCCATTGGTGGTGGTGTTGGGCTGATCGGTGTGGATGCTATTCGTGGGGCTGCAATGCGAGTAATCGGTAACAAGTTTGGTGGCTCTAAGGAGTAATTCATGCAGACACTAAATTCCCAACGTAAAGCTTTCCTGGATATGGTGGCATGGTCAGAAGGAACGGATAACGGGCGACAACCGACACGTAATCACGGTTATGACGTTATCGTCGGAGGTGAGTTGTTCACTGATTACTCCGATCACCCTCGCAAACTTGTCACGCTAAACCCGAAGCTTAAATCAACAGCCGCAGGACGGTATCAGCTTCTTTCACGCTGGTGGGATGCCTACCGTAAGCAGCTTGGCCTGAAAGATTTTTCGCCAGAAAGTCAGGACGCTGTGGCGCTGCAGCAGATTAAAGAGCGTGGCGCTTTACCGATGATTGACCGTGGCGATATTCGTCAGGCAATCGACCGTTGCAGCAATATCTGGGCGTCGTTACCTGGTGCAGGTTACGGTCAGTATGAACATAAAATCGGTGACCTGATTTCCAGGTTTAAAGATGCTGGTGGGGTGGTAAATGAAGCTGACTTATAAGATTGTCATCGCGGCATTTTTCTTCTCTGCCTTTGGGGCGCTCGTCTGGTCTGCAAACCATTACCACAGCAAGTATCAGGCAGAAAAGTTGCGGGCTGATAAAGCGGAAGGTGAAGCTGAATATCAAGGGAAAGTGATAGCTAATCAGGCATTAAACTTCAATCGTTTTAACCAGATAGCAGAAAACGCAAGCCGATTAAATTCTCTGGTCGACATCGGTCACGAGAAGACAGTCATCAAATACCGTGAGGTTCTGCTCCGTGAAAAGAACTGTGATTTCCCTGTTCCTGTTGATATTGCTGTCGGGTTGCTCAACTACGCGAACCGTTTACGCGCCAGCGCATTGCACGCCGATTCCGGGGACATTGACTCAGCCGGTGATCGTGCCACTACCACCAGAACGTTGACATATTGCCAGGCTGTTCTGTGGATTAACCCACTGTTGGCGGCCATCGAGAAGGCGAATAACCAGTTGGCTGGTGTCCGACAAATAGAACAGTCCCGGTAATAGCATTACAGAAGCTCTTCCAGGAGGGGCTTCGATAATGACCTGATAACTGGAAAATAAAATGACTAAGAAGCTGAAAGCAAAACACGAGGTGTTTTGTCGCGAGTTTCTTGTCGATCTGAATGCTACACAAGCAGCTATTCGCGCAGGCTACGTCTCCAGGCGAGCACATGTTACGGGGGCTGAACTATACGGTAAACCTGAGATACGCGCCCGTATTAACGAGCTAAAGCAGGAGCGTATTGATCAACTGGGCATTGATGCGAATTATGTGCTGATGCGACTGGTTGAGATCGACAGGCTCGATGTGGCTGACATCCTGGAGGACGATTTAAGTATTAAGCCTCTGTCTGCGTGGCCGGAATCGTGGCGTCGGTACCTGAGTGGATTTAACCTCGCTGAAATGTTTGAGGGGCGAGGAGATGACAGAGAAATGGTCGGGATCCTTAAAAAGATTAAGTGGCCTGATAAGGTTAAAAACCTTGAGTTGCTTGGGCGTCATGTTTCTGTTCAGGCGTTTAAAGACAACGTCAAAAATGAAGTGACTGGCGCT